ATTTTAAAATCTCTAAAGTTATGGGCTCTCAAAAGGAACGGCTTAGAGCCTTACAGACCAATGCCGATATCTATGTAATTAACCGGGATAATGTTATGTGGCTTTATCAGACCTTAGGAAATGACTGGTTCTTTGATATGGTTGTGGTAGATGAGAGTTCAAGCTTTAAAAATCCACAATCCCAAAGGTTCAAGGCTTTAAAGAAATCGCTGCCTAAGATATCAAGGGTAATCTGTCTTACCGGTACGCCTAGCCCTAAGAATCTTTTAGACCTATGGAGTCAGATATATTTACTGGATCAGGGGGAGAGATTAGGGAAATTTATCACGCATTACAGGACAAGGTATTTTGATTCCGACTTTATGGGGTTCGATTACAAACCGAAGAAGGGCGCAGAACAGGCCATCACAAAGAAAATCTCTGACATCTGTATAAGCCTGAAAGCGAAAGACTATCTGGAGCTTCCCTCTATCGTCTATAACGAAATACCTGTTGACTTGGATAAGAAAGCCCTAAAGGCCTATCAGGATTTAGAAAAGAACATGGTTTTATCCTTGGAAGAGTCAGAGATAACTGCGGTATCTGCCGGAGTGCTTACAAACAAGCTTTCTCAGTGTGCGAACGGCGCTATCTACGATGAAGACAAAGTAGTGAATCATATCCACGACTGCAAGCTGGAGCGCTTTACAGAGCTTGTGGAAGAGTTGAATGGAGAGTCTGCATTGGTCTTTTATAATTTTAAACATGACAAGGATAGGATCCTGAAAGCACTGGAAAAGTCCGGTTTAGAGGTTAGAGAGTTTAAAAGCCCTAAGGATGAGGAAGACTGGAACAAGGGGAAGATAGATATTTTACTCGCCCATCCTGCAAGTACGGCTTATGGAATCAATCTCCAATACGGCGGACGGCATATTATATGGTATTCGCTACCGTGGAGCTATGAACTGTACGCCCAGGCGAACGCTCGACTTTTCCGGCAAGGGCAAGAAAAGCCAGTTATCGTGCATGAGCTGCTTTGTACGGATACGGTAGACCATGATATTAAAAAGTCCCTCTCTGAAAAGGGGCAGAATCAAGAGGATGTACTTAGAGCCTTAAAGGCAAGGCTTGGAAAGGTGGAATGATATGGAGAAGAAGATGCTCGAGCAGTATTTGGACGCGTGCGAGCTCATAAAGGAGACCGAGGAGAGAATAATCAGGTTGAAGGAGAATCGCACTACTCTTGTAGACAAGATTGAAGGGTCAAGCCCGGAGTTCCCGTGGATCAAGACAAGCTTCAAGATTGAAGGATTCCCGGAGGAGGAAATGGACCTTATTAACCGGGAAGAGCATCTCCTATATCTTCAAAAGACGGATGCCCATGAGTTGAAAGTAAAAGTCGAGGAGTGGTTGGCTTCGACTCCTATGCGCATTCGGCGCATAGTGCATCTTAAGTATTTCGATAATTACACTTGGGAGGAGGTAGGCGCTAAGCTATCCGGAGGAGGGGAAAGCGTAAGGAAAGAGCTGGAGAGATATCTCAAAGACGGTGATTGTTAAAATTTGTCCGTTTTGTCCCGTATTGTCCGTTTCAAGTGTGATAATATCTAAAGTGCGAAATTGAAGTCAGAGCTCGGGGGGGTATATTCCCCGGGCTTTTTGTATGCCTAAGAAAGGAGGTGGAGTGTGGCAAGACCAAGGAAAGAAATAAACCAGGCAGAGTTTGAAAAGCTGTGTGGTCTGCAATGCAGCAAAGAAGAAATATGCGGCTGGTTCTCCATAACTGATAAGACATTGGACGCATGGGCAAAAAGAACATACAACGAAAGTTATTCCGAAGTTTACAACAAAAAGAGGAGTCCGGGGAAAATATCACTCCGCCGGGCGCAGTTTAGGCTGGCAGAGAAAAACGCAGCAATGGCGATATGGCTAGGCAAGCAGTATCTTGGCCAGCGTGATAAGTATGAAGTGGAGACAACAGACAATGACGCTGTATTACAGTTCATAGAGGGGATGAAGAACCGTGATAAGTTTAAGTCCGAAACAAACTGAATATCTTAATCAAGCGACAAGGCGCTGGAACATTAAATCCGGTGCGGTGCGTTCCGGAAAGTCCTTTGTAGATATGACTGCTGTGATACCGATGCGGATTATAGACCTGATTGGAAAGCCGGGGCTTGTGGTTATCCTTGGAGTATCAAGAGACACAATCGAAAGAAATGTCCTTGAGCCTATGAGAGAGGTATACACCGCAAAGCGTGTCGGAACGATTAACTCGCGGAATATAGTCCGGCTATTCGGCGAGGATGTGTATTGCTTAGGGGCGGAAAAGGTATCTCAGGTAGCAAAGATACAGGGTGCCTCGATAAAGTATGCTTACGGTGACGAGATAGCAAAGTGGAACAAAGAAGTGTTCCGGATGCTACAATCCCGTTTGGATAAGCCTTACTCCTGCTTTGATGGAGCCTGTAATCCGGAGCATCCTACACATTGGCTGAAGGAATTTATAGATTCTGATGTAGATATGTACCTACAGGAATACACGATATTTGATAATCCGCACTTGTCCAAGGAATTTGTGGACAATCTCTGCAAGGAGTACAGCGGAACAATCTACTATGACCGCCTAATCCTTGGACGCTGGAAGAGAGCCGAGGGGGCAATATACAGAAAGTTTGCTGATGAGCCGACAATGTTTAAATGCGAGATAGTGGACGCCATAGATCCCAGTGCAAACTGCAAGCAGTTCCGCAGAGAGGACATTACCGGAATCGAGATAGGGCTGGACTTTGGGGGAAATAAATCAGGCCACGCCTTTGTAGCCAGGGGATATGTAGACGGATACCACGATTTGATTATTCTCGCCTCCAGAAGGATTAAGGCGACAGACGCAGGGGAAGCGATAGACAGCAATAAGTTAGATGCTCTGTTTATTGATTTTGTCCGGTATGTAGAAGAAACCTATGGAACTACATCTTATGACGGATACCATAACTTGGAGAGTGTGTACTGGGATAACGCGGAAAGTGTTCTCGGTACATCTATCCGTAATGCTGTGGAAAAGGAATTTCCGTTTATCATAGTTCGTCCGGCAAAGAAGGATAGGATTAATGATCGTATTAACTGCATGCTTCGCCTTATGGGCGCTAGACGATTTTGGATTACTGACGATGCTGAGACTGTACGCAAGGCACTTTCAGACGCTGTATGGGATAAAGCGAAGGAGAATGATATACGATTGGATGACGGCTCCACGGATATAGATAGTCTGGACGCTATGGAGTACACCTATGAACGAGATATTAAGGAGCTGATAGGGGAATAATATGTTTGAAAATCTAACAAACTGGCTGAAAGGAGTAATGGGTAAGATGTTCGGTTACAATATCATGAAAGGCATAGCCGGGCGAGATATCACAATGTCCCAGCCTATGATTGACGCAATCAATCTGTGGAAGGATATGATATGCGGTGCAGCGGATTGGATTAACGAAGATAAAGGAATTACATCTCTTAAGCTGGAGGAGTGTATCTGTAGAGAATTTGCGGATATTGCTCTCGGAGAGATGGAGGCCAGTATTGATAATTCTGTATTGGACGCCATGCTCAAGAATGCCATTCGAGACCTTAATGAGAATTTGCAAGACGGCCTTGCGCTAGGTTCTTTTATCCTTAAGCCACTTGGGGACGGGCGGTCGGAATTCGTATCTGCAGATAAATTTGTGCCTATTGCTTTTGATGATGAGGGCAAGCCTTCGGACATTATGTTCTTTACACGCAAGAAGGTAGGAGAGAACAGCTGGTTCACGAGAGTAGAACGACACTATTTTGACAATAACCACAATCTTGTTATTGAGAATCGGTGCTATCGTTCCAGTTCGGAAAGCATGATAGGATCGTCGGGGAATCTTGCGGACATAGACGAGTGGGCGAACATTGAACCAGGACCCATTGTCTTTCCCGGAATGACAAAGAACGATTACGGATACTTCCGGGTGCCGCTTAAGAACAGGGTAGACGGCTCTCCGTGTGGAGTGTCAATCTATTCTGCTGCCGTATCGGCAATTAGAAAGGCGGATATCCAGTACGGCCGTCTTGATTGGGAGTACAGCTCCGGAGAAAGAGCCGTCCATGTAGATGAGCGGGCACTTCGCCACAAGGACGGAAGAGTAAAGCTTCCGGAAGGAAAGCAGAGGCTATACCGAGGGCTGAATCTTGAGCAAAACCAAGGGGAGCTCTACAAAGAATATTCGCCAGCTATGAGAGACGAAGCCTATATTAGGGGACTTGAAAAGACTTACCGAAATATTGAGTTCATTGTAGGCCTTGCTTATGGGGATTTGTCAGACGCCTCAGAGGTAGATAAGACAGCAACCGAAATTAGAGCCTCTAAGCAGCGGAAGTATAACCGAGTGAATGCAATCCAAGAGAACCTCCGAGATTGCCTTTCCGACTTTGTGGACGCCCTTGCTTTCTACAGCGAGCTATATACGACAAAGTATGAATTCTCCTGTGCATTCAATGACAGCATCCTTACCGACGAAGAGAGCGAACGCGAACAGGATCGCAGGGATGTCGCTATGGGTGTTATGGGGCTTGCTGAGTATAGGGCGAAGTGGTACCAAGAGGACGAGGAGACTGCTGCCGCCAATCTGCCTGAGCAGCCGTCTACCGTATTGCCGTGAGAGAAAGCTATAGCTCATCTCTAGCGGTAGGATTAGAGGCTAAATACCGAAAGCTTGAGCAGGATATTATGACGGATGTAGTCCGCAGAATAAAAAAAGCCGGTAAGATAACCAGCATGGCAGACTGGCAGTTAAACCGTATGCTTATTCTCGGGAAAAGCACTAGCGACATAGAGAAGATAATTGCCTCGGCTGTAGGGTACAACACCAAGGAGGTAGAGAGGCTGTATGAGGAGGTGATAGCTAATGAGTACACAATCTACAAGCCACAGTATGAAAGAATCACGAGCAACTTTATTCCCTACAAGGAAAACTACCAGCTTCAACAGGCGGTAAAAGCTATCACGGCGCAGACGGAGAAGGAACTTTCCGGAATAACTAGATCCTTAGGATTCATGATTGGGAAAGGAAAACCTGTATATACCCCTCTTTCTGAGATATACAATGGTTACCTTGACCAGGCAATGATTGGACTTACATCAGGAATGTATGATTACAATACTCTGATTCGTAGGGTCTGTAAGGAGCTTACAGACAGCGGGCTTAGAACTGTAGACTACGCCTCCGGCTGGCACAACAGAGTAGATGTTGCAGCGCGCAGGGCAGTATTAACAGGAGCCTCCCAGTTATCCGGTAAAATTATGGATTTGAATGCCGAAAGCCTTGGTGTTGAGAAATTTGAGGTATCTTGGCATGCCGGAGCAAGACCTGACCACGCTGCATGGCAAGGAAAGGTATACACCAAGAAGCAACTTGAGAGTATCTGCGGCCTTGGAAGCGGAGGAGGATTGCTCGGTTGGAATTGCCGGCACGAGTATTACCCATTCTTTGAGGGCTCTGAGCGAACATATACGGATAAGTGGCTTGAGGAGCAAAACGCACGAGAGGCGCGAAAGAAGGCCTTCCGTGGTAAAGAGTATAACGCCTATGAAGCTACGCAGAAACAGCGCCGCATGGAGACGAATATGCGCGCACAGAGGGAAGAGGTTCAACTCTTAGAAGAGGGAGGGGCAGATGCTGAGGATATTACAATCGAGCGGTGCAAATATCAGGCACAGCTTGATGAGTATAAGGCATTTTGCGATTACTTTGGATTTCTTGAACAGCGGGAAAGAATATACTATGATCTAAATGGGCGAATATCCCCCAGCCAAGCCACCTACAAAGAGTGGAAAATAGCAGAGGTTAATAAAAATATAGTCACTATAGATAATCGCAAAATTTCCGAGTTTTGTTTAAAACCCGGAGCAAAACACGCAGATGAGTTCTTTTCTGTTGGCTATACGAACAGCATAAGCGACCAGAAGCGGCTAAGGAGAAATCTTCTAGGGCAATATGACCGAAGCAAAATAGAAACTACGGAAGTCTTGCCAGAAGGAGGACAGCAGTATACAATCCCAATGATGCTTGGCGTCGGTAGAAAAAAAAGGACGTTTAGAACTGTTTGGAGAATAGACAAGAGTGGCGCTATGCCGAGATTTATAACCGCTTATAGGATAGGAGGTTAACGGAATGTTTAAGTTATTTGATAAGGTTAGAGTAAAGAAGAAGAATATTACTGGAGTGATTGTCGATGTATCCCGACAAGGGGAAAGACAGTGCTTTGTAGTAGAGGCTGATAATAGAGGCAAGATAGAAGGAGGAATAGGGGGAGAAAGCGACTACGCTATTCTTGATTGTATGTCCGAAGAACTCGAACATATTTAACATTCTATACCATATTAAATCGGCACCTTCCCATTTGGGAGGGTGTCTNGGGGCGCTGGTTAAAGCCCTAAAACAACCTATGTGTGAAAGGAGACACAATGAAAACCGAATTTTTGAAAGAGCTTGGGCTCGAACAGGAACAGATTGACAAAATCATGGCCGAGAATGGAAAGGACATCGCTGCGGAGAAAGCCAAGGCGACAAAGGCGGAAGGAGAGAGGGACAATTACAAGTCACAGCTCGATACCGCAAAAGAGAGCCTAGGGAAGTTTGATGGTGTGGATGTTGAAGCGCTTAAGAAGCAAATCACCGATTTGCAGAGCGACCTAAAGAAAAAGGATGATGAGTACACCGCCAAAGAAGCAGAGCGTGCATTCAATGATACTTTATCCGGAGCAATTACTGCTGCAGGCGGTAAAAATGCGAAGGCCATCATGGCAATGCTCGATATTGATTCCCTCAAGGCATCCAAAGACCAGAGTGCTGACATTAAGACAGCCCTTGAAGCTATTCGGAAGTCTGATTCCTATATGTTCGGCTCAGATGAGCCACACAAAAACGCGGTTGGGAGAACCGGAGGTAGCGAAAGCGGTAATTCCGCTGATTTCTCCACTATGAGAGCACTCATGGGACTCCCGGCAGAGAAAAATTAACTTAATCAACGGAGGAAAAAACAATGGCAAATGTAATTCAGTTAAGAAAGTTCTATTCCGAGGCGCTGGACGAGGTTTATAAGCTTGCGTCTTTAACAAGAGTCCTCGACGGAGACAACACTCTGGTAAAAGAAGGAGCAAATGCAAACGAGCTGCTCATTCCTAAGATGTCCATGGATGGACTTGCGAACTACGGAAGAAACAGCGGGTATGTAAACGGCTCTGTGACTTTCGAGTATGAGACTAAGAAAATCGGATACGACCGCGGAAGAATGTTCACAGTAGATGCTCTGGATGAGATGGAGGCTACACCTGTATTCTCTTCTTTATCTGCGGAGTTCGTTCGTACTAAGGTTGTTCCGGAGCTCGACGCATACCGCTTAGGTGCTTACGCTTCAAAGGCAGGAATTGGTTCTGCTACCGGAGCACTGGCAAACGGTAAGGCGACGATTGATGCGGTTATGGCGGCAAAGAGCGCTATTAAGGACGCAGAAGCAAGCTTAGATACTGTTTACCTGTTCATTAAGTCCCCTCTTAAGGATTTAATTGACGGGCTTGATACCACTGCAAGCCGTGCGGCACTCGATGGATGGGCTGGCATTATCGAAGTGCCTTCTTCCCGCTTCTTCAAGACCATCACCCTGAACAACGGTACTACAAGTGGACAGGAAGCCGGAGGATTCAAGGGAGCCGGAGCAATCAACTTCCTTGCGGTAGATAAGAGAGCGGTTATTCAGTTCCAGAAGCACACCGTAAACAAGATTATCACTCCTGATCAGAACCAGGATGCCGATGCTTGGAAGTTCGGCTATCGTACTGCAGGAATTGCAGAGGTAAGAGACAACAAGCTTCCCGGTATTTACGCACACACAGCACAGTAAGGAGAGCCTATGCAATACGCCGAGCATGCGTTCTACCGGAGCGAGTATCTCGGCGACCGTATAACGGACGAAAGTACCTTTAATCGGCTCGCCACAAGAGCCAGCGCAAAGCTGGATCACTACACTATGGGGAGAATCAGTCAGACGGATTGTGGAATTGCAGTCCGGCTGGCTGTTTGCTCTATGGCTGAGATTCTGTTCTGGGAAGAAAAGAGGAAAAATGCCCATGAAGGGCGGGAGATATCAAGCGAATCCAATGACGGGTACTCCGTATCCTTCGGAGGCTCCAGTGAGACGGATATGGTGGCGTTTTCAGAGAAAAGCCTATATCAGGCAGCGTATGCGTATCTGTCCCAAACAGGCTTGATGGACTTTGGAGTGTAACAGTATGGCAGACATTACATTATTCAATGCACGATATGACGCGAATACCAGAACTGAGGTATTTATTCCGACAAGGATTAAAGGGGCCACTTACTATGAAAGCGAGGGCGTCAGTGCAAATGACGGAGTTTGGACGAATCAAAGCATATATAAGTTACGAGTGCCTTTAATCGGCTCAGAGATTGGAAAGGAATATCTCCCGGAGAGAAAGTATCGAAAAGCGGAAAGTGCAGAGAGATACTGGACTATCCGGAAAGGCGACTTTATCCTTCTTACTCTCTTAGATACCGAAAAGGAAAACTATACAGCAAAAGAAATTGCTAAGATTTCGGAAGAACTGGGGCTTAAGCTGATTACTGTGACAGAATACGCTGATAATACAGTCCGGGGGAGCGATATTGTAAAGCATTGGAGGATAGGAGGCGCATAATGGGCTCAAAGAGAAATTTCTCGGACGTCAATACTCCGGCTTCGTTTGTTCAAGAAGGTAAAAATCTTAAATTTGGGCTCAAGTGGAACGAGCATTTCGGAAAACAGAAACGCGTTGAGTTCGTAAAGGCGCAGGAAATAGTCGATAGCGAGTGCCTTAGGTATATGGACAAGCTGACTCCTATGCGTACAGGAATGATGATTAAGAGTGCCACGCTTGGTACCGTAATAGGATCCGGAGAAATAAAATACCTTGCGCCGTACGCGAGACGGCAGTATTACAACAATTCCGGAGGCTCCCCGGCGCATCCGCAAGCAAGAGGGATGTGGTTTGAGAGCATGAAGGCTTCTTACCGAGATTCAATATTAAAGGCTGCTGGAGGGGCGTTTAGAAAATGATAGATTCAATCATACAGGGCTTGACCGATTATTTCATGAAATGCCCCTTACTAAAAGATGGGGTATTCCGAGTAGATGCTCTTGGAAACGAGGCAGTGGAATACACCATAGAGACCGGAGTAGTATCTCCGGTTATTCAAGAATACCTTGACGGCTCAAGCATTCGTCAATACAAGTTTAATTTCGGCTCCCGTGAGTATTACTCTCTCGACAGGCTTGAGAATATCCAGAACAGTACATTTTATGAGAATCTCTGCAACTGGATAGAATCTCAAAGTAAGGCAGGAGTTCTACCGGAAATGCCGGAGAAGTGTGAGGCGGAAAAACTGATAGTAGACGCACCGGGCTATATGTTCGATGCGACTATGACAACAGCAAGGTATCAGATTCAATTGACACTACAGTATTTTAAGGAGGTATAAGATATGGCTAGTGCAGACAGAAAGGCATTAGTCCGTAATAAAATTGCGGATTATATCAAGGTTGGGGACAAGTTTGAACTTATGGGAACGGGCTTCAAGAGTGTAAATGAAAGCCCTTCCGCACAGACTGATTCAACCACTTACATCAATGAGACTTCAAGCTCTACCGATATTATCGGATATGAGACTGAGTTCTCCTATGAAGCAGACCACATTCCTTCTCAGGTGGCTATTACCGCATTATGGAAGGATGGACGTGATCATCACACCGGAGGGGATGCACAGCACGAGTATATTCGTGTTGATTTGTATAATCCTATCGGCAACCCTACAGAAACAGCAGCGCTTTTCAAAGCCCGTAAATTCGTCGTAGCAAACGAGGTTTCCGACTATGAGGGAGACGGAGGAGAGAAGGTATCTGTATCCGGTACCTTGCATGCTGTAGGGGATCCTATTCAGGGGAAGTTTGATACAGTAACAAAGACATTTACCGCCGGAGACTTCAAGGGGGCCTACGACGCATAATGAACTGATTACAGTATTCTGACCATACGGCAGAAGCTGGGCAGAGGAGAGGCAATCTAACGAGGCGGATTGTTTCTCCTTTTTTTCATGGCCTCGACCAAAGGAGAAAATAATATGGCGAAAATCGTAATTTTAGGGAAGGAACTTGAAGGGGATTTTTTCGATGCTGACTTTATGGAGCGATATGAGACCGCTACAAGAGATATGCATAACAAGGCGACAGATGCCCGCGATCGGAAGTATGAGAAGGTAGCGGATGCCTTCCGTGAGCAGTGTGCGGTGGCGAGGGAATATTTCGATAGGATTTTCGGGGAGGGCACTTCTAAAGAGCTCTTTGGGGACAAAATGAACCTAAGGAATCACATGGAAGCCATTGCAGAGCTCACAGAATGTGCGGCTGGGGCAAAGAAAGAGATTAACGACCTGACGAATAAGTATACCCAGCGGTCTAAGTCTTTCAGTCAGGTCGTTTCCGCTAAAAAGCATTGAATCTCATTTTAGACGGTCTGCCGGAAGTGGTTGAGATTGCCGGCACTTCGGTAAAGATTGATACATCCTTCCGCACAGGGATTATCTTTGAGGAAATGCTGTCCGATCCGGAGCTATCTGACGAAGATAAACTCCTTACAATGCTCGAACTTTACTATCCCGGAATAGTTTTTGATGAGACTACAATTCGGGAGGCAATCGAAAAAATCTTTTGGTTTTACCGTTGTGGTTCAGAACCGCGGCAGATAGCTGGCGGGGATGAGGGTGGTAAAACAGTTTTTTCCTACGAGTACGATGCTGATTACATTTATGCCGGGTTTATGTCTGCTTATCGGATAGACCTTGCAAAAGAGACACTCCATTGGTGGCAGTTTCGGGCCCTTTTTCGCTCACTACCGGAAGATACGCAGATAATGAAAATCATAGGCTACAGGTCTATGAAAATCTCTCCCAAACTCCCAAAAGAGCAAAAGGAGCATTATAAGTGTATGAAGCGTATGTATGCTCTTCCGGGAAGATATGAGCAAACGAAGGCCGAAAGTGACCTTACTGAAATCCTTATGAATGGCGGAAATCCTTCCGCGCTATTAAATGGTGAAGGAGACAGTAAGTAATGGCAGACGGAACACTAAATTTTGATACCAAAGTCGATTCCTCGGGGTTTTCCGGAGCAGTTGGACAGCTTGGCGGAATAGCCGGGAAAGCATTTGCCGGAGTGACTGCTGCAGTTGGTGCCGGCACAGTGGCATTCGCAGCACTGACAAAGAGTGCTCTTGATAATGTCGCAAGCTATGAACAGTTAGTCGGCGGGGTAGAGACGCTTTTTGGTGCCGGCGGTGCAACAATCGAAGAATACGCTGCAAGCATGGGGAAATCCGTGTCTGAGGTAGAAGGGCAGTTTTCTACTCTTGAAAAGGCGCAAACCGCGGTACTGGACAATGCGAATAATGCATACCGGACAGCCGGTATGTCGGCAAACCAGTACATGGAGACTGTAACAAGCTTCGCGGCAGCGTTAAAGCAAAGCACATCGAATGAGGTTGAGGCGGCAAATGTCGCCGATCAGGCAATTCGAGATATGAGCGATAATGCGAATAAAATGGGCACTTCAATGGAGAGTGTCCAGAACGCTTATCAGGGCTTTGCAAAACAAAATTATACGATGCTCGATAACTTAAAGCTTGGTTATGGGGGCACAAAAAGCGAGATGGAGCGCCTTCTTCAAGATGCGGAGAAAATCCATCAGCAAACAACCGGAGAGATTACGCATTACGATATAAACAATCTATCTGATGTTTATACGGCGATTCATGAGGTGCAAACAGAGCTGGGAATCACCGGTACAACGGCAAAGGAAGCCTCAACAACTATAGAGGGCTCTATGAATGCCGCAAAGGCAGCGTGGGACAACTTTCTCACAGGCACAGGGGATGTAGACCAGCTTGCGGAATCTGTAGCGACACTTGCAAATAATGTCGTAAATAATCTATCTGAAATCATTCCGAGGCTTGCCTCCGGATTACCAACCCTTGTATCTAAGCTTGGAGATATGATACCCGGTCTTTTTAATCAGATATTACCTTCTCTCATTAGTGGAGCGGTAACCTTGATAAATGGGCTTGTGGCAGTTCTTCCTGATTTGATGAAAGGTCTTGTTCCTCCGCTTATTGCCGGAGCAATATCTGTGATTGGCGCGTTAGTGGCTGTTATGCCGTCTCTTTTATCAACCGCAGCATCTATAGGGCTCGACCTTATGAACACGATTGCAGACGGTATAGCATCCTTTGACTTCGCAAGCCTTGCGGATACTATCGTAAACGGCATTTCTACTTTCATATCCGGCGGCGGATTCAAGAAGTTTATAGAGGCGGCAAAGAACATCATTGTTGGGCTTGCAAGGGGGATAAGCATAATGCTCCCGGAGCTGATTCCGGCATTGGTTGAACTTGTCATTTATATCGGGGAAACGATTCTGGAACAACTCCCCGCACTCAT